AAGTTGAGGAACTTCTCTGAGATGGTCGGAACACTGCCGGCAAATTGGTAGGCGCGCGCGATGGCCGCTGAACCTGCGAGCCGCATAACTGCTGCTCGATCGCCTTCGTTGAACGCTTTCGTGATCGCAGGGGAGCAGGCGGTCCCCGATCTCGTGAACATCTTTTGGATGTCCGGGCACATCATGCATTCGCCTTTGTCATCAACCACGGGACCACACTCATCTAGTCCCATGTAATATCCCGCAAAAAGTGCCCTGTCTTCGCGCAACTCTATTTCCATGTTAAAACCGATGCGCTCCCAAAACTGCAGGATTTGTACGTGCAACTGTCTCCCCTTTGGTATCTTCGGCGACGTGACCAGGAACGAATCGTCACCCTCGAACGCGCTGTTGAACCACCTGTTGGTCCCGCACACATCCACCCCGTTACGCACCTTCGGATCCAAAAATATCTCCGGCTTGTCGAAAATCGGCAATGCCAGCACACAAAATTGATCCACCAGTTAAGGATAGATGTGCCGCGGTGTCCACTGCGGCGGATAGCATCGATAGTCGCACGCTTGTAGCTCTCTTCTTTGTCGTAATGAAGCTTCAGCTCTTTCTCAGAGCATATGCCGGAGTGCGCGTCGTTCCACGTCTTAGGCTGGCCGAAGCAAAAGGCGTCCACGAACCCCGCGATGTGATTGATGACCGGGTTTTCGACCAGATCACGAATCTCGGGATTGCATGTCGTGTCCCATGCCTTGCCGTCACCCTCGAATACGGACACCAGTGCCTTCGCGACCTTCCTCGGCACCCTGCACGCCTTCATTACCCTCTTGATGGCTTCCTTCTTGGGCAGACCCTTTATGCCCTTCTCTGGAAAATGTTGGACGATGAGCTTCTCCATGGTGTATATCGTCATCAACGCCATCACTTGCCCACGATCCTCATCTGCGATGAGCATGCGGGGCGCCTTCCCATCTGGCATGGGCTCAACCTTTACGCCGGCCTTCAACTTAAACTCAGGGTCTATCTGCTGGCATAAAGACTCCACCGCCTTGTCGAGGCGGTCTTCGCTCCATTTCTTGGAGCGGCACTCCGCAAGCACGAGCTCGGGGATGAGTTCCATGACCTTCTTCGCCGAAAACGGCGAGCGCTTGTTGCCGTGCATGGCCTCATTCACCATCCTCTTTATCTTAGCCTCGTCTGCGGGCATCGCGGCATACGGACGACATTTCTTCGTTATCCTCTCCTCTATTGCCTTGAGCAAATTGTCGCCGCTGCATGAGTAAACGGTTGGTTCCTCTGATATTGGCGACGCAATGACGCCAACGACCTTCTTCTTCCCGTTTACGTTCCCAAACTTGTCTACATCTCCTGCATCGTTGGGCACCAACCCAACTACTCCTACGCCTGCGTCGCG